ACGTACCTACTAAAGCTTATAAAATCTTTTTAGATTTTTGCAAAACATTATTATGTTGTTAATGTTTATAATTTAGAGTTTACCGAATAATTTATCAGCTTTAGTAGATACCACGTACCTACTAAAGCTTATAATTTAAAGATAATAAAAAAAATTATGGTAAAAATATTTCCATATAATCCTTATTTACATCGAATTGTTGTCTACAATAAATACATTTCTTTTGTGGTAACAATTGCATACATGATTTACACATAATACAATGTTTGCACGTTGTTAGTAATATATTTCGTGGATTTGTCATACATATAACACAATTTTTACCATCTAAATCTATTTGGGCACCGTCTGGCAATGGTTTACGATTGCCACATCGACAAAACATTTTATTACCAAATACAACATCACTACATATCTCACATTTCCAATCACCTTTTCTTTCAATCGAAGATGATGATACTACCGAAGGTGATGATACTACCGAAGGTGATGACTCAATAGAATTAATTACACCAGTATTTTGTGCAATTATTTGATTTGTTTGATTTGTTTGATTTAATTGTGGTCTTTGTGTTTTACATTTAGCGCATTGATCTTTACTACCAAATATTATGAAATCGCATTTAGGACACCACCAATCATTCTTCTTTTGACCAGATTGTTGTACATATGGACCAGATTGTTGTGTTTGTTGTGGTTTAAATTTTCCACATTTGGGACACGAATTTTTGGATTTAAAAACCAAATATGAACAACCAGGACAATTCCAATCACTCATTGATTAATTTTATATTTAGTTGAATAAATTAATTAATTCTGTCATATAAATTCAAATTTCAATTTTTAATTTTTAATTTATAAATTTAAGAATAAATAAATTAAATTCTTTTGTATGTATTCGAATTAATTATTCCATTAATTGTACTCGTTGTATTTATAGCATTTTCGATGGATGTATATAAACGATTATCAAGTAGATCCTTTTTACCATGTGTTTGAATTAAGTAGTCGTATATTTCCATTATTAACCAATTTTCTCCACGAACCATATATTTCCATTTTTCACCTTCATTATAAAGAGGTAATTTCTTATTATAATCGATAGTTTTATCATACTTTTCATATTTACGCAAAATTCTTACATATACATTTCCATCTTTTGTTTTTGTTACCAGTAGCATAGTAAAATAGGCATCTCCTTGTTCTTGTTCTTTTAAACTATTTAAATTGTCGTATTTATCATTAATAGTTTTCAATTGGTTCATCAAATTGACTGCCTGTTCATAACTCATGAATAATTCATTTATGCGACCACTTTTTTGTATAACACCGTGATATTTTATTATATGATCATATATGTCGTATGCTTGCTTTTGTGTTAATTTTCTAATACAACAAAAACCTGAAGATAAATATTTCGATTCACATACACAAACTTTTACTGTTTTAAAGAAAAATCCCTCTGAAATAAGATATACTGCATAATCTGCTTCTTGTTGTTTATTTGTTAAATTAGTAACATCCCTTTTAATTGAATCTTTAGATCCGTCCTCAACAAGTGTATTTATTTTTGATTCGGAACTAGAATCGGAATAAGGAGGCGGAAGTTGTGATGCACTCATTAAAATAAAATATATTTATATGTATATGTATATGTATATGTATATGTATATTTGTTAAATATTTAATTAATATATTAATATATTAATTATGATAAATTTCAATTTTATTATGTATAAATATGTTTAATTATATTTAATTATGCCACAAACATATTCTGATGATAAGTACATTTATTCAGTCGATATGATGTTTACGTATCTGTATTTAAACAAAATGAAATCAGAAAAATATCCAATTAATAAATTGCTTGATAATTTATCACATCCCGGATGGGGTGATCCAATAACAAATGTTTCTTATTCTCCATATAACGTCTTAGAAAATCCCATTAAATATAAGGAAGATTATGACAGAATACAAAATGCTGATCTATCATATCCAATCATAATTAATGATACAGGTAATATCATTGATGGAGTTCATAGATTAACCAAAGCAGTGCTCTCAAATAAAAAATATATTAATTGTTATATATTTAATAAAAAACTAATGAAAAAATTTATTATCGCCAAAGCAAACAAGTGGGACTATGTCGATAAATTGAAGGTATATCAATTTATGGTATTGTACATCGAACGGTTCGGTCTAAAAAAAAATAATAAAATACCAAATTAAAAAGTTGATTTTATTATTATCATGAACCCACATAAATTATTTTCATATATTGTAATATTTTATTTTATTTAATGGTATATGATGTTGTAATTATTGGAGCGGGAATCGCGGGATATTCTGCTGCATTGATGTTAAATGTTTATGGTATTAAAAATATTGTAATAATCAGTAAAAGAGGAGGACACATATTAAATACTCCGATGTTGTATAATTATCCAGGAATAAATGAATTTATGACTGGAAAAGAATTTTATGATAGAATTGATAAACAAGTTTCTGATTGTAAAATTGGTGTAATAGAAAAATTTGTTACATCAATATCTCGAGCATCATCGGGCGATTTCATCATTGACATCGATGCGGTTGAAATAAGAACAAAAATTATATTAATTGCTACAGGACTTGTTTGCCAGAAACCGTTTATTCCAGATTTTGATAATTACAAGCAATCAATTCATAGTTGTATCGCGTGTTCAAACCTAGACTTAAATGAATATATAGATAAAAAGATTGTTATTATTGGAGGTGCAGATAATGCTTTGGAAACAGCTCTCCAATTGAAATCTAATCAAATAACTATTATCAGTAGGAGTGATATTAAAGCGACACCAACTTTAATTAATCAAATTGATAAAATTAATTATGATTATAACAATAATATTAAAATTATTACTCGAAAAGAAATAATAAAATTACATGGTGAATCCATTATCTCTGGTAATAAACTAGTTGGTGTTACAACAAATGATGGTATATATTATGAATGTGATATTATAATTTATGCAATTGGTCACAAGCCATCAATTAATTTCGCTAAAAATCTCGGAATAGAAACCGATGAAAAGGGATATGTAAAAATTAAAAATGGGACTGAGACAAATATTAAAAATATTTTTGCATGTGGCACTGTTTCGAATGATAGATATACAACTACGAGTGCAACTGTTGGATTTGGTGCAATGGCAGCAACAGATATTTACAACAGAATTAATTTATAAATATCAACCACAAATCATATTATTATCTGTTTTTATTATAATATGATAATACAAGTAACAAACAATAAAGATGATGATAAACATATTATTCCGGGATCATTGCGTAGCGCAATAAATGACGCAAATAATTCTGGAGACAAATTATCCATCATAACATTTACCCCAAACGTAAAAAAAATCAGTTTAAAATCTGAACTAACTATTGCGACGAATATTAAAATTTTGGCAAATGATTTGTGTTTAGTTATCAGTAACAGTGTTGAAAATAAAGAATCCAGACATTTTCATGTTACAAATTATTATGGTATAGAATCAAATGTTTTGTTAGAAATAAAAGGTGTCAACTTATTTTATGGTAGTCTTGTCACCTTCGGTAATATCAAAGAGTCACAATATGGTGGATCAATATATGTTGAACCAGCAAATCATACTTTAGTATTAGAAGATGTTATAATTAAAAATAATACTGCTGTTTATGGAGGAGGCATTTATACAGCAGGTAATGTTATTTTAAAGAATTCTAAAGTTGTTAATAATGTTGCGATAAAACAAGGTGGAGGTATTTGGGCTTATGGAAGCGTCACAATGTATGATAGTTACGTTGATTATAATTCCGTCAGTGAAATAGCAACTGCTAACTTCGGTGGAGGTATTATTATAAATGATGGTGATTTAGTTATGCAAAATAGTTCCGTCAGTTTCAATAATGTTAATTACTCGGAAGATCAAAATAGTCCAATTCCAAATCCCTTCGGTGGATCTGTTGGAGGCGTCAATGTTATGAACGGATCAATTTATGCTTCAAATAGTAATATAAATAATAATTCTGCTTTTTCATCTGGAGGAATTGAAATGGGTGTTGGTAATGTCAATATATTATCCAATAGCTCCGTATCATACAATAAATCATATGCTGCCGGTGAAGCTACAGGAGGTGGTGGTATAGTAATTACCCTTGGTAATGTTGTCGTGCAAGATAGTGAAGTTTCACATAATGATACTAATGGTATGTTTTCTGGTTCAATCGTATCATTTGTTGGAAACGTCAGTGTTCTCAACTCTGAAATATGTTATAATACAAACAGAGGTCCTGGTGGAGGCATTGCATCCAATTTCAATAGCACAATTACAGTGTCCGATAGCAAGATTAATAACAATACTGGTGCTTCTTTAGGGGGCGCCATAGTAAATTTTTCAGGGCCTTTAGGACAAATATTTATTAATAATAGTGATATTTCGAATAATGAGATAACTAACTATCAACGAATTGGACAAACTATTTTAGCATTTTTGAAAGTTATTTTAGGGTCTGTAGATAAAAGTAATTTAATGATAAAATCAATTCCAAACCCTGATAATACTGGATCAAAAAAATTAATTAATGCTTTAGAAATGTTACAAGCAAGAGCATTAGATACACAAGCCAAATTAAATACAATTAAATTAATTGATTTATTCGCGACAGGAGGTGGTGCTATTGCCACGTTGTTACCATGCCCAATTGTCGTGACTAAATCTAGATTGACAAACAATTGTGCTACAAAACGTGTTACAGATTTAAATCCATTATTTACTGGTTATGGTGGTGCCATTTTTTCAGTTAATTCGTCTGTCAGTGTGCAAGATTCAGAAATTTTATCAAATACGGCAATAACTGGTGCATCAGCTATTTTCAGTAATCATACTTTAATAATCCAAGATTCTGTTGTATCAAAAAATAAATTAGATAATCAAATTAATCAAATTAATCAAGATAATCAAGATAATCAAATTAATCAAGATAATCAAAATAATCAAGATAAAAAAACAGGTACAATATATAATGGAGCAAAAGGATCACTGAATATTATTTCGTCGGATGTGGAATTTAATAAAGGTGGGGGTATCTATACTAACTCCAATTTTGTTGATATAGATTCAAAAATTAAAAACAACAAACCCTATAACGTAATTATTTATTAGTTTTCATCTAAAATATAAATTAATTTATTTATACAAATAAATCAATAACTGTGTGCTGAACAGATAAGATCTCCTTCGATGTTCATACCACTTAACACAGTCATTGCACCAGTCGCATTTTTTATTTCTTGATTTGAAACATATCCTTTTCCGACAAACATACCGTCTTGTGGATCAAATGTGATGTCATTTTCCAATCTTCCCTTATTTTTAAGATTTGTAACATTTTTTATTCTAAAATGACCGTTTGCAAGTCTCATCAGCAAAACATTGCTGTTGCTTACATCATCACTATAATCCAATGAATATGTCTCTCCAACTTTAAAATCATTTGCGTCATATTCTTCGCCGTAAATTGTAATTGTCAAATCATTTTGAATAGTCGATGTCGATATCGATGTTGTTGTCGATGTTGTTGTCGATGTTGTTGTCGATGTCGATGTTAATTCAGTGATTTTACTTGCGAGCATTTTGCTTGCTGTACTTTTTCCGTTATCATTATCGTAAGTATTCAAAGCAGAACCATATTGTTCTGCTGTGATTCCCGAAATTTTCTCTTTAATAATACCCAATCCGCTGTTCCTCCCATTGTCCGATTCAAAAATATTTAGAAATTGCACAACAACATTTCCGCTAATTGGTTTAATTTTCTCTTTGATAATGCTTACACAACTAACTCTACCGTTATCGCTGTCATAATTTGTCATCATGGAAATCAGATCGTTAGGATTAATTACAACAATTTTACCACTAATAACTGATAGTGCAGAATTTTTTCCATTATCGGTTTCGAACAAGTTAAGAAGTGTGACCAAATTCAACGAACTGATTGGACCAAGTTTGTTTTTGCTGTTTATGATACTCAAACAACTCACTTTGCCATTATCACAATCATACGATTCAATGATATTCAAAAGATTCGTATCAAGAATGGGAGTTACAATAGACCCAACAAGTGATCCAAGAGTTGAATTTTTCCCATTGTCACTATCGATTTGTTCAAGAACAGTAGTGAGAATAGCTCCGTTCATTCTTTTTTTGATAAAATTAAACTAAATTAATAGTGGTGTATACAATGAAAGTAAAATATTATGTATTGTACAACATAATATAACATTCAACTTTTATAATTTTAATAAAAAATTGATTAATTTTATTGCAGATATATTTATATAATTTTTAACTTATTTTGATAAGTCTTTTTAAATAAATTTAAATAAATTTAAATAAATTTAAATAAATTCAAATTATTGTATGTTTACAATATATCAATCTCAATCTGATGATATCCCAGGTATAATCAGAAGTATAAATAATTTTGCTCGTCAAAATGATGTATCAGATCTGAATAAAATAGATATTATGCTTGATAATATAATCAAAACCTACACATATAAAACATTTTATATCCCCTATGTACACCATCATGTTTACAAACATATATGTCAACAAATAGGTGAATGTATAATTGAAGACGTCGGTAATATTTTTGATGGATATACAAAAGTAGATTATTTATTAGATTTAATATCTAATTACGTTAGCACGAATGGAAAAAGAACATTTATATACATATTATTATTTATTAAATTAATGTCTCCATACGAACTAAATGGTTATATTCACCGCAAAAAAATCACAATTGCAATGATGATGCTGTCGAACCACAAAAATTACATGAATATAATTATTTTCGAACAACTAATTAAGAAATTAAATAATTATAATGATCTCACGATTACAGCAATTACATATCATCAAGAAGAAGTAGCGTTATTATTATCAAAGTATGATACAGTTTTTTGGGAAAACAATTTAGATTTACTTCTTGAAAAAGCAGTTAATAAAATTTTATTGAACGTTGTAAAATTGCTAATTAATAAAGGTGCAGTTTTACAAAATGCCATGTCGTTATGTTACCATAATGTAAATAGTGAAATATATATCGAAATGTTAAAGTGTGTTATTCCATGTATAGCTGATATTAATAAGATAGATAGTACACATTATCCATATGAAACAATATTACATACAGCATTATTTTTTAAATCCGATATTATAAAATTATTGTTGGACAATGGAGCAGATCCTAATATCAAAAATCATTATGATGATACAGTTTTTCATACTTTGATTAGATTCTGTTCGGTTGATGTACTTAGGCTAATGTTGCCGAAATGCACTGATATTAATGCTGTAAACAAATCAGGTCATAATTTATTATTTGACTTGAGAGATAGTGATATTGAAAAAGCAGAATTGTTAATCAAAAAGGGCATTAATTGTAATATAACTAATATAAATGGAGATACATTACTACACACATATTGTCATCTAAAATATTATAAATTATTTGATTTAGTTAGCAAACACATGGCTTCTGAGTACATTAATAAAATTAATAAAAAGGGAGAAACGATATTACACATTGTTAAGATTAACAATGAAATTGATATAAATAATTATGTCAAAATAATGAATATTATTAATGAAACAACAATCAATACTCCAAACAACAAAAATTTATTGCCCATACAGACAGCAATAAAATTTAAAAGATATGATATTGCTGAAATTCTTGCAGAACGAACAACAAATCTTAATATTGGATGCAAACTATTTGGGTCAACACCGTTACATTATGCTGTACAACATGAATTGGAGAAAGTTGTTGAAACATTATTAAAAAATAGTGCCGATCCATTTGCACTGGACAATAAGAATCAGTTTCCTTTGTATTATGCATATAATAACCTAGTGATAACTAAACTTCTCATATCAAAAATGAATGAAATTGATGCCAACAAAATATATATATATGAACATAGTATTAAGATGTTAAATGATATAAGTAACAGAACTCATGTCATTAATGGAGATAGTTTTTATACATTTTACCTCGAACTATTATCTGAAATTATTATTTCAAAAAATAAATTTACGAGTAAGTTCAAAAATGAATTGACACGTGCATGCATTAACAGTTTATTTTCGCATAGATATTATGATTTTGCATACGAAAAATTTAAGACTGTTGTTGAATTTGATAAAATTATTATAGAAAATATAATAGCCTATTTTAATAATAATGGTTATGTACCTACTAGTTTACATTATATTTTATTAAAAGTGAGTAATAAATACCAAAATAAGTGTCTAATAGAAATGGTTTTGATTTTAAGGGGAGATATTGTCATTGATAAAGCTAAAGAGATTATTGACCAAAAATACCACTATTTACTCAATACATATTTTGATTCGGAAATAGACAAACAACAAATATACAAAAAAATGTACAAAAAATATAGAACAGCATTATTGCTATCTACGATTATTTCATATCACGATGAATATTTTGCATTTAAAAATGGAATATATTCTTTGTGGGACTATTTACGGTTACTAGATCCCAGGAATATGTCTACTGTAACTAAAGAGACAAAAACAAAACGATTCTTGAACATAATGGAAAAAATTCCTTTAGAAATACAAACAATGATTTCAGAATATGTTATTAATCCAGAAATTACATCAGATGGTGTTGTTAATCCATTTTTGATTGATATATCACTAATTAAAATACTGGAAGATATTTGATGAACTAAGTAAATTAAATAAAATTAAATAAAATTATTTTAAGGTGAAAGTAATACTCCTTTCACTTCCAATGACTTCTTGTTTCTTGTCAAAAGAACAATATTTTGAGAGTTTTGGTTCATAATCAAACGGAACATACCCGTAGTCAACATAAATCGTTATAGTCTTCAGCTTCGAGTACATGAACCAATAGTACAACACGTTGTCTGTGAAACTTTCAAGACTGTTTGCGTATGAACCTTCGTATTTTACACGCAGATGTTCTATACTTGTCAATTTAAAAAATCCAGACAAAGTCAATCTGTCTCTTCTTGTTCCGAAAAGATCGATATGACGAAATTCTGTGATAGTGGAAAGATCAACAGTAATCATTTGTGATGTTTGAATTTAAAGCAATGAAGTAAATATGGAAACGAGTTCTGTGTTATGATTAATATCTAAAGTTAATAGAACATTACAATCGTTTATTATTATCAATTTTTTAAAAAAATTGATTGATCAATTGTCTTAAAATCTTTTTGTCTAAATCAAGTAGTTAAATAAATTAAGTTTTTATTTAATCCATGGAAAAAATCATATCAATTGGGTCAGATATTGTATTGTTACCAGTTGCTGCAACTCTTTGTGCATTTTCAGTATATAAGAACACAAGATATTATTTAGAGGGAACCAATAATAGTGATGAAGTGTATAAACATTATTTGCATCAACAGAATACAGAAGGTAAAGAACATGATATACCAATATTATTCATCAATGGTGCAGGTTTTAACGATACACAGTTTTTGTACGGTAAATACTGCCTATCAAAAAATCATAATCTAATATTTTCTTTTAATTATGATGGAATGACTGGAATTTTTGCGGATAACAATAATGGAATTGATGATATCGCTGGAAACGAATTACGAAATAAAATTAATTCGATAAAACAATTAACAAACAAAAATAAAATTATATTGATCGGTCACTCAATGGGTAGCATGATTGCAGCATTTTATACCGAAAATTATAGTAAAGTAGATGACATAAATGTCATTAAGGTCGTTTCAATCGAATCACCATTCGGATCGTCTCCTCTTTTGAACTATATTCATCAAAGTGTACATCCAACTATTGTGAAAAAACTGAACTTGAATTCTAAAAGACATATACAAATGAGTAATAGTTGCGAAGGAGAAAAATTTAGGGGAGAACTGAAAAAGAAAATGGATGTATCTTCGACTGAATATTATTGTGTTTGGTCGGAGAATGATTATGCTGTTTCCGGTTCCAGTGGATGCATAACAGATAATCCTGATAGACAATTTAAACGTAACTATTTCGGTCATTATTCATCGATGTTATATGGTGAACTATGGTCTCAAATTGATAAATGGATTACAATCAAAAAATCACTATAATAAATTTTAAATATATTTTCAAAGTTAATTTACAATACACTACAATCAAAAAATCACTATAATAAATTTTAAATATATTTTCAAAGTTAATTTACAATACACTACAATCAAAAAATTGATTTATATAAATATCTGTATGGTTCAATGTATTTCGATATTATTATCATGTTTTTGACAGTTTAATCGTCTTAAGGCTTCAACAAAACTTCATAAAACAAATATGTCTGTATCTGTTACAATTATCAAGAAAATTTCCATCATGTTCAAATATTTTGAAGAAAGATGGGGTGACAGACTCGCCATTATTATGGCTTTTTCATCTTTCATTGGCATGGATACTGCACCATCACATGACAAAAATTTGCTGGCAGAATTCTTTCTCTTTCTGAAGGATGACCGTCATACTGAAATAACAATGTTTTCAGAGCGGTTCTCAGAACTTTTGGAAACATATTTTGCACCTTTGGCGATTGCGTTCCAAGAAAATACTAAAAATATAGATTTTTTGGTTGACAATATCTCTGACGAAAAAAAGAAAACTGTCATACGACAGAGAATTGATTTAATCCAGCAAGAAATCCACG